GAGAAATTAAAACGGCTAAGTTTCTTTATTCCTATAAAGTACCTGTAATTAGTTTCATCTGTATTGGTTGTTTCTATTAGCTGACCATTAGCATAAGTATATGTTTCTAAGGGTTGTATTGTAGAATTGACAGACCCCCCCATATAAATAGTGGAATACTTATAGAACTGCCCAAAAGACAGCAAAGGTAATAATAGAAATAGAAGCCGTATCATTATAATACTTTTGTGTAACAATAAGTTATGTAAATATCACAAGACCAACCACCTGTAAACCCTGTGCCTTCTGCCCAACAAACTAGGGGTTTATTTATCGTAGAAGCAGTCCAAGCACCTTCTTTAGTTTGGTCAAAACCACCAATAATATATGTCATATTAGTTGTTTTTCCATCCATACAATCACTGACCTGTGACCAATAGCTTGTATCAATGGAATCATCAAAACCAATTATCAAATTTTTTCTTTGATTTTCTGTTGTAGAAGCGTATGTGCATAATATGGTGGCACTAAGTGGTGTTATCATATACCCACTTAATGCACCCACTAATGTTTTTTCGTTAGCATTTAAATCTAAAACTTCTGCATTACTCAAGCTAATTTTATCAGTTTGAATAACGAATTTAGAATCAATCTTCTTAGAAGTTCCGCTTGATGATCCTGTGGTGTCATTTACATCCACCACCATAAATAAATCACCGCTCCCCGTTTGTTGTTCTAGTGCTGTCTTGTCGGTTAATCTTTGTCCTGCCATTTTTTATTTTTTTAATATAATTTTTTAGCTTTTTAAAGTTTTCCAAACTACTTGGATATGTCTTTCTTTTAACATCCATATATAGTAATATCTGCTCCTTGTAAAAAACTTTTCAACCTGTTACTCCTAGAAACGTTACTGTCCAAGTTTATGCCTGAGTAGTAGTTTCTAGTTGTAGGATCAAGGTCTGCCCCTGTGTTTGTGTTATATTCAGGGAATGAACTTGTATTGTTTCTAATATAATCAATTAAACGCTGTCTATAAAACTCAGCTGCGTCTTTTGCCCTATCTATTAGGGGTTTGATATCTTCATACGTGGCGCTATCAGATTGGTCAGTAGCACCCATTATTACAACAGCGTTATTTACAAACCTAAGTCGGAGGAATGGCGCTAACTCTGCGAAAGCAAACTGAACTAAAGAAGGCTGTATATACGTTTCAACTAAGGTTTTATAAGCACCCGTTAAAGAACTGCCCTGAATATCTGATTTTAATTTAGCGTCTAGGTCTGTTCCTAGTATTGGGAGTATAAACATATCTTGCGCCAATAGTATATACGGCATAATGACATTGTCATCCACAGAACCGCCTAAAGCTGTATCTTTTTTTATTCGTGTTGCTGATATATATAATGTATGTTGTATTGCCATGTTATTTAATTTTTAGATCCTGGATACCGCCACCAATTATTACTACTTTTAGCTGCTTCTTTTGCCTCTTTAATTCCACGGGGTGTAGGTTCGTAGGTTTTAGGTATAGATTTTACTGTTTTATAATCACCAAGACCTTGACCTTCTCTTAATTCGCTACCCGCTTTTAACCTATACAGTACAGCTTTCCATGCGTGCAAACAATATACGCCCCCTTTGTACTTGAAAAGATCATACGCCCTACCTTTATGACCAAAGTTTTTATTCACTCCCTCACGGCTTGCCTTGTCTATATCTTCTATTCTATAAACTGTGCCGTTACTTGCCATTTGCATCATGTTTTCACAAAATGGTCTAGACTTTTTAGACATTGGTTTACCGCTTGGAGTTAATGTTCTTTGACTTTTTTTGTAATACTTAAACCTAATCTTGTAAAATGATTTATCTAAGTAACTAAATCCGTCAGGTTTTGATGAGATTTCATCTGCAAATTTTTCTTTGTCTATTTTTTTAATTAAAGAATCCGCCCATTCCTCATGATCTTCAATAAGACCTTCGTCCTGCTCATCAACAATTTCCCAAATATCTTCATCTATTTGTTCACCTTTAAGGTTTTCTAATATAACAGCAAATTCATCATCTGACAAATTTTGTTTTACTTCCCCCGTTTTATTTCTAGTTTTTTTTTTAACTATTTCCTCCGACAATTTTTCTATTGCTTCTTCTGTGTCAGTAAAGAATCCCTTTGCAACGGCAGGAGGTAACTGTAAGAACTGTATTAAGAATACTGTAGCCTGTTCTTTTGTTAATATCCCCTCTTGAACTTTTGCGATAATATCAATCGCACTACTAATTTGAGCACCATTATAAGATGCCTCACTCTCTAAAGGTTCTTCCATAGCTGGATCGGTTTGTCCTGTTTCATCTTCTATTGTTTGTGGCGCTTCTTCTGTAATATCTTCTTTTGAAACACCTTCTTTCTCTTGATCTTCTTCTGATTGTGTTTGTGTAACTTCAAGGTCAATAAAATCAGCAGGTTTAAGTGATTGAAAGTATAAATCAAGGTTTATATCATTTACTTTAAATATCTTGTCTAATCCTTTTAAAAGAGTGTTCTGGAAAGGGATAATTACTGTGTTGTTAAATAAGCTGTAAGCATCACGAAGTTCGTCAGCATTGTTACCTAATCCACCACCCTCAGATCTTATTCCAAAAAGAATAGGACTTGTAACTCTATGCCCCGCTAAAATTTGTGATACCGCCTGTTTAGACATACCTTCCCACGCAGATTGCGCGTCATTCATTTGTATTGGTTCTATTACGGGTGCTGTTTCTTTACCATCATTAAAGGTTATAAGTATCTTACCCGCGTTACCACTCCCTGAAAACTTTTGATTTAATTGTCTTTCTATTGTTCTGCGTTCTTCTTCTGTAGGTACGCCGTTAGAGAACCCAACGTGCATTGAAGGTGTCATCCCTGAAGTTATATTAGATAAATGAAATTGAGCAATCTCTAACTCCATTTGAATCCAATCAGTGGCAGCCACATAATCAGGTGCAAAGCCATAAAATAAAGCGGGATTTTTATCTCTAATCATTAAGATTTGACTAGCTTGGCTTCTATCTTTTAAATTAAATGCTTTGTATGCTCTAGGTTTGTACTCAGCTTTCTTATACTTAGACCAATCTGCTGAGTAATAATAATTATCCACCTCGCCGTCTACCATTTTACCTGAACGAATATACTGAGCGGGTATGTGTTTCATCTTAGCAACGCTAGTTCTATCCCTAGACCATACTACATTTACATAGCAACCCCCGAAAAGCTTTAAGTCCATTGCTAGGTCTTTTAAGACATCATCATCAGAGTTATGTAATAATTCATTTAAACGTAAAAAAGATTCTTTAGTATCTGTGTTTTCCTCAGCATTTGTGGCAGCCAAACCCTCTCCGTATATCATTGCCCCTATTGACTTAACCAAAGCACCATTAATAGCACTTCCTAAGAATAGGTCTAGCAAATAATTAGGATATAAATTATCTTCACCAAAACTAATCCAATCACTTCTCGGATCTTCCACTAAGTGTGGTATATTGTAATGTGATAATTTTATTAAATCTAAATTCATAATTAATTTGTTAAATAGACATTTTCATTGTCAGAATCATTAGTTGTGTATTCAGTATATTGCACTTCCTCAAAATTACTTGCACCTGAAGCAGTTTGCCCATACATATTTACCACCCCATTATATAAAACAGCTTTTGCATTATCAGGGTTTAATTCTGAACCTGAATCTGTTTCGTACACTGTAAGATTATAAAAACCTAAAGGAAACTCTGCGTTTCCAACCAATATATCACCTGTGGTCAAGCTTTCCGTTGAAGATGGATTTGCACTATACTTCCAACCTAAAGTAATTTGCCTGTCAAATTTATTAATGTTTTCACTTATAGTGGGATAAAAACTGCTACCTCTAGTAAATATCTTAGTTTTTCCTGTTTGTTGACTTTCTAGCTTATACAAAATAAAAGGAAATTGAAGGTAATAATAAGTAGTGCCAAGTATTGTAACAACATAAAAAACAGGAGTTTGCACAATTTTATCTGATATATTTATTTGAAAAAGTTTGCCATAAGCAAAAGCTGTTGTTGCTTGATTATTTATTCCTGATTGTATCATGTTTACTTTTTTATTCTATCTTTTACAAACTCACCTGATGGAGTTATCCCTGCTATAACCCAAACCTCTTTATTTTCTTCTTCTTCGTTTTTAAACATCTTTCTTTTTATTTTTAGGTTGTTCTTTTATAAATAAAGCTTCTCTCACTGATTCGTTGAGTTTTGATATTTGTTTCTGTGATAGGTCATCTAAAGGTATATTCAAGGTGTCAATACTTTTACCTTCCCATTCTTTTTTTAATTTCCAAGTCATAGTTCTTTTCTTATAAATATAAATATACAATTTCTGTTTTTAAGTGTACAAAAAAAGGGGGCAAAAACCCCCTCTTTTACCTATTGTGAGTAACGATTAAGTTCCTTCAGTAATAGTCAAAGCTGATTCATCAGTTAAACCATCAAATGGATATTTAGCTGTCGCTGCTCCTGCACTAGCAGGTAACTGAATTAAAGCGTTCTTTTCTTCAGCACTCCATTCTATAGTGTATCCCGTCATATCACCCTTAGCAGTTCCCGTAACAACAGTACCACCTGAAACATGACAACCATTCGCAATACCTAATAAAAATACATTATCGTTAGTATCTTGTACAAAAATCTGAGCTCTTGAATATGCCATAAGTCTAAGCTCATTAGTCATATCATGGTCAATCTTTTGTAGTGTTACAGATAATGCCTGAGTAAAAAATGTAGTTCCGTTAGCATTGTCCGCGTTGATAGTAACTGTCATGCTTGATAAATTAGGAACTAAGTCATACTTAAAAACAGTAGTAGCGCCACCTGATTGACCTGACCATGTAGCAAATCCTGCTGTAGTCATTTCAGTAGTGTTTATTGTGGCAACCGATTCTATATTATTGTTGTACGTTTTACAAATGAATATTGCTTTTAGTCCTCCAATCTGGTCTTTACAATCTATTAATCGTCCTCTTGTAATATCACAAGCCATAATTATTATTTATTAAAAGTTAATAAAAGGGGAGTATATTACAACTCCCCATTTAAAGTATCTATTAAGTCCAAACAGTTGAACCATATACACCATCGGTTGATACAGCAGTTTGTACTCCAACAGCGAAGTTCATTACAACTCTTACGTTGTCAGAACCATCATACTCGTATGTAGGTATTAATCTTGCTTCAGTCCAATCTGTAGCTAAGTTAGTACCAAATACTAAGTTCTCAGGATATGTAAAACAGATTACATCATTGAACATTCCTGGGCATCTGTAGATTGGGTATCCAAAGTAAGTTACTGTGTCAGCGTTTGTGTCAAACCCTAATCCCGAAAGTTGACCTTGATTAGAACCTGCTGAAGCTAAAGCTTGAATGTAGAATCCGTAAGTTTTGTTATTCATATAAAACCCTACTCCTGGTTTAGTTAATATACCAGAAATATCAGAAGCAGCTTTGTCATAAACAGCTTTCATTGCGTCTAAGATGTAGCCATTAGCTGTAGAATCAGATGATTGTAAAGCAGCAGCGAAATCAACTTCTGAAAAGTCTTTCATAGCTGAAGCATCTGCACCTGTTTCATCTTGAGTACCATCATCAGATAAGAACCCTGTACCGAATGGAGCAGCACCTTGCCATATACCGATCTCTAATTGAGCAGCAGCTTTTCCTGCGATTACTTGTAATAAGAAATCACCGAACGCCTGTGGTAAGTTACCATTTCTGTCCATTCCTTGCCCCATCCATGTTGGGAAAATTGTACCTCTACAAATTTCCTCATTTACTTTAAGGTCAGTTAATGTTAATACTTGCTCAGATGTTGATGTGTCATTTCCACTTGAGAATGAACACGCAGCAGCTACAATAGGGTTTGCCGAAGCAATGTTATTGATAACCGCGCTTTTTGTTAAACCATCTAATACTCTAACGTAACCCTTTGCAACTGTGTCAGGACTTCTCAAGGCAGCAGTCACATAAGGCATCGCGTGAACACCTGCATACGTATCACCATTTACTGTGATATCAAATTCGCGGTGCTTTGATAATTGAATTTTGTTTGCCATTTTAAATTTATTTTAAGTTATTAATGTAATATGCTGTCCTTTCTTCCATAGACAGTTTCGTTAAATCAATAGTTGAATTAATGTTATCGCCTTCAGGATTGTATTCAATACCTTCCGTAGCAGGTTCTTTACTTAATTTAACTATCTTGCTTTCTAGTTCTTCAATTCTAGTCATGAGTTCACTAGCAAATTCAGATGATAACATAATTGGTTCTTCTGATTTATCAGTTTCCTCTTTTGACATTTCCTCTTTCTTAACCTCAGCAACCTCCTCAGATAATTCTTCAGTTGTTTCTTCAGCTACTTCTTCTGACATTTCTTCTTCTTCTGACTTAGCTTCAACATCTTCAGCTTCCTTTTCTTCGCCTAAGTCTAAGATTTCAGAATCGTCTCCGATTGTCATTTTGTTTCCATTTTCCATAGTGTAATTACCAGCTTCTAGTG